AACTGCTGTTGGTACTCATGTAGTAAGAATAAACAAAGATACAACAGTACAAGGTGGTGATTTGCTTTCATCTAATGGTGATGGCACAGCTAAAGTACAAGATGATGACATCATAAGAAGCAAAACAGTTGCTAAAGCCAATTCAACTATAAAAATTGAAACTTATGCAGATGGCAGTTATACTGTACCTTGCACATTACATTGTTAAGGAGAGAATATGTTCACACTAGACAACAAAGAATATGACGAAACTAAATTATCTGACAAAGGTAAAGCACTATATCAAAAACTAATGAAGATAGGTGCTGATAAATTTGATTTAGATATTCTTGCAAACCATTATACAGCTCTTCTACAAGCAGAGTTACCAAAAGAAGAAGAAGAAAATGGAACAGGACAATAGAGAAGCAATTATCCGTATTGAGGGTAAATTAGAGCTTATAGATAATAAAATTAATACTCTTAAAGATAATCATCTCTATCATGTCGAAAAAGATATGCGTCAACTCAAAGCTCTAGTATGGTTTATTGGTACTACAGTATTTCTACAAATGTGCTACTTAATTATTAGAACTCTTATGTAGTATTGCACGTATTGTGTAAATCATATAAAAATCAAGTATGTCTAAGAACTCGGTTATACTTGTTATTTCAGATACTCATTGTCCTTATCATCATCCTGATTTAATACCTTTCTTAAAAGCTATTAAAAAAAAATACAAACCTGATCGTGTAATTCATATTGGGGATGAAGTAGATTCACATGCTATATCATTCCATGATTCTGACCCTGACCTATATAGTGCAGGTGATGAACATCAAGCCTCGTTACCTACAATCCATCAAATGGAAAAATTATTTCCTAAGATGGATCTTATGGATTCTAACCATGGATCATTAGTCTATCGTAGACAGAAAGCTAGTGGTCTACCAAGAGCTGCTATGAAATCATACAATGATTTTTTAGAAGTTGGACCTGGTTGGAAATGGCATGATGATTTAATTATTACTATGTCTAATGGACAGCAAGTATATTTCTGTCATGGTAAAGCTGCCAATGTCCTAAAAGTGGCACAGCAATATGGCTGTCCAACGGTTCAAGGTCACTATCATTCCTCTTATTCTATTTTGTACTGGGGAAATCCAAACAGTCTAAACTGGGGTATGCAGGTAGGCTGTCTTATAGATGCCAAATCACTTGCCTTTGAATATTGCAAAACACAAAAGTCCAGACCCATTATAGGTTGTGGAATAATCATAGACGGACTTCCAAAATTGCTCCCAATGGTATTGTCAAAAGGAGGCTTTTGGAATAAAGTGTGTCCATGAAAACACTAGATAAACAAGTCAAAGGCGATCATTATAAAAAGTTTATCATACAGCCTGCTGAGTTTATCAATATTAATAATCTGCCTTATGCAGAGGGAAATGTTGTAAAGTACGTTTGTCGGCACAAAATGAAGGGTAAAAAGGAAGATATAGAAAAAGCTATACACTACCTGGAAATGATTATAGAAAGAGATTATGAATAACGTGGCAAGAATGGAAATTCCAAACAGGATGAGATCCGTAAATGTTCGCATGATTATTGACGATATGCCAATCGTTGCTACACTAGATCACATTATCTCAAAAACTGGTATTACGCCTGCCGCAGTGTGGGTAAAAACAAAGAAATCAGAGTCTACATTAGATAGAGAGCTACGCAGCTCTGGTAAGGCTGTATCTTTATTGTTACAGTATGGTTGCTCTTTAAAAGAAATTTCAGAAACATTTACTAGAGATAGTATTATTGGCTCTGTTGTTTGGTATTTGCATAAAGAATTAGATGGTATTTTACAAGGCGATCAACCTGATAAACTACCAAAACTATCTACGCAACCGTCAGGATATACAATAAAATGAACGAAGTTAAAGATAGAATTAAAGCACACGAAGGCTATCGTTTAGAACCATATCATTGTACTGAAGGTTTTCTTACTGGTGGATATGGACATAAGATACTAGATGGTGAAGAAGTACCAACTACTAAGGAGGGTTGGGATAGCTTATTTAACAAAGATTTTGAAAAGGCTTTAAACGGTGCAAACAGCCTCATAGAAGAACATTTGGAGAACACTGGGTGGATAGACCTAGAAGATCATAAAAGGAACGTCATACAGGGCGTTTTGATCGAAATGTGTTTTCAATTAGGACAAGCAGGTGTCAGTAAATTTAAGAAAATGTTTAAGGCATTGGCTGAATGTAACTTTGAAGAAGCATCTGCACAAATGAAAGACTCAAAATGGAGACAACAAACTCCAGCTAGGTGTCTTGAACTTAGCACTATTATACAAACTATTTAAGGACATATTATGTGGTTATCACTTTTACCTACAGTCTTAAAGACTGGAGCATCTATATTTGCAAATAGACAAAAAGCAAAAGTCTTGATGTCTGACGCTGAACTTTTACACGCACAGAAAATGGCTAGTGGAGAAGTTGAGTATCAAGCTCAAGTTAGACAATCAAATGACAAAGGATGGAAAGACGAGTTCGTTTTGATCCTCGTAAGCATGCCAATTTTGCTTTTAATATGGTCTGTATTTTCTGATGACCCTTCTATACAAGAAAAGATAGATATATTTTTTGACAAGTTTTCAAATCTACCTTTCTGGTACCAGGCTTTATTTATTGGAATTGTGAGTTCGATATACGGACTTAAGGGAGCCGAGATATTTAAAGGTAAGAAATGATCTGGGTTATAACAGCCATGTTATGGTACCACGATGTGGATAAGCCAAAGATGACAGATTATATGATTAAATCTTTTGATACTAAGTTTGAGTGTATTGAATATACATGGGAGAACAAAGTAGACATGATAGATGAACTTCTTGATATGCACAGAACATTAGATGGCAATGAACTTAAAACATTTGCGTTCTATTGTGAAAACAGATTTGTAGAATTAGAAGAAGTATGAAGTTATCGGACAGCACATCCATCTCTCTCCCTGCTCGTAACCTTTTAGCAATTTTGGCAGCGGTTGCGATTGGCACCATGTCATATTTCTCAGTGATTGAACGCTTAAATAAAATTGAGACTACATTGCAGTTAATGGAGAAAGACCTAGAAGCTGCTAATACCTTTATTGATTCTGTCCCGAAGGGCGGCATGGTCAGCCCACAAGTCCAAGAGCTTTACATGCTTGTGGAATATCTTGGTGAGAATGTAGACAAGTTAAAAGAACAAATGGAAGCAGAGATACCAATGATATTGAAGAACGACATGGTCATACAATTTCACGAAGAGAGACTAATAGACTTGGAAGAGAGAAAGAATGGAAACCATTAAAGTTGTATTTGCAATACTAATGATACAAAACGGTGCTACAGTAGAAATGGTTCCTACGGAAGGTCTTTCAGATTGTTTAAAACAAAAACGTCTTATCACTAGAAATATTGGAGAAGATCAAGAGGGTATTTATATGCAGTGTAAAGAAGTAAAAGCAGAAGTATATGAAGATATGGGTAGGTTAAAAATTAAAAAGATATATGAATAAAAAATGAAGTATGAAAAAATTAATATTGATTTTATTTTTATGCAGTACGTTTGCATACGGTGATAATGATGTTACAAATACAGGAGCAACAACTAACGACCAAGTAAACAGTGCTGGTAGTAACACTGCCATAACAGGAGGTTACAGCTCATCAAGTTCTACAACGTATCAAAGTGGTTCCTCAAGCAATACAACAAGCAGTTCAACTACCAATAACAATTCATATTCTGGAGATCAAAGAGTTGTTCCTAGTGCTTCAGCACCAGCAATAAGTTCTATGTCGCAAGACTTGTGTACTACTGGTGTCTCTGGAGGCATACAAAAATTTGGTTTAGGTGCAAGTGTTGGGATTACTAAACGTGATATGAACTGTGAAAGAATGAAACTCTCGAAGCTTTTATATGATTTTAACATGAAGGTAGCTGCGGTATCTATATTGTGTCAAGACGCTAGGGTGTTTCAAGCTATGGAACACGCAGGAACACCATGTCCATTCCAAGGTAAGATAGGAGAATCTGCTAGAGAAGAATGGAAGAAATACGATAAACAAAGACCAGATTATGAAGAATATGTAGCTGCATTACGTTACATGGAAAAAGTTGATAAAAAGATAGTTGATAATTTAGAAGCAGGGGAAACTAATGAACAAATTATTATTGACAGTAACGGCAATCCTATCAATC